TGATCTTATCATGAAGAAGATTAACGGCGTGTCCCGTGGAGTTATTCCCAGGAGAGCGACGCGCATCACTTCGTACATAGACGTACAGAAGAAATCGCTGTGGTATGTCGTCTGTGCCTGGGCAGATGACTTCACAGGCTATATCATAGATTACGGTACGTTCCCAGACGAAGGTCGTGAGTATTTCACACTCCGTGAACAGAAGAATACCTTGCAGTTGATGTACCCAGGTCAATCTTTGGAGACGCAATTGTACTCCGGATTAACAAGATTGGTCGATTTACTAGCAAAGAAACGCTGGCCAATCGAGGGAATAGACGATGGTGATGCAGCAATGTCTATCGACCGTATTCTTATAGACGCTAACTGGAACGAATCTACAGAAGTAGTCTATCAATTCTGCAAATCGTCTCCGCATTTCACGATTTTAGTCCCTTCTCATGGAAAATACGTCGGTGCAGGACTAAAACCGATGCGTGAATGGGCGAAACGTCCAGGCGAGCGTAGGGGAATGGGCTGGCTCTATGCGCCTGCCAAGAAAGGCATCAAAACCGTAACAATTGATACGAATATGTGGAAATCGTTCGTTGCAAATAGACTTTGTATCGGTATTGCGGAGCATGGCAGTCTATCTTTATTCGGAAAGACGCCGAATAGGCACCAGTTATTCGCCGATCATATTATGGCGGAGTATCGGGTGCGAACTTCGGGGTATGGTCGTGTCGTTGATGAATGGAAATTGCGTCCTGGGTCTAATGATAACCACTGGTTGGACGGTCTAACAGGATGCGCAGTCGCTGCGGCAATGCAAGGACTCAACCCAGAAATTCACATGATGAAACAAGCGGAGCCTTCTGCTTCTTCTCCAGGAGATGAGCCATCCCTTGAGAATAAGGAAGATCCTGTGAAGTATCACGTTGGCGTTCCTACACAAGGACAAAGGACACGAAAGAAGAGATTATCTATAGATGAACTCAAGGCACTTAGGGCGGGTAGGTGCGCCGCTGGCCATGGCTACCCCCGCAATGCCTCCAGTCAGAACGGACGCTGAGGACTCGCTGCGCGTAAATTGGGGCCTAACCCATACCAGGGTACCCCCACCCCCTATTTGCGTTTTTTGACTGCAAACTTTTTGTCGCAGTATTTCCGCCAAAATGAGGACTTGTCTTCGGAAAATAACCCGGCACAATACTGCCATGGGCGATATCACTGCGGAACAATCTGAATCTATAACGCAAGCCATTGTGGATACCGCAACTGGTCCTAGGAGCGTTTCTAGCGACCAAGGTACAGTCGTTGCACAGTCACTGTCTGAACTTATAGAAGCAGAACGATATCTTGCCGCCAAGAAAGCGATGAAGAAACCAAGTAGAGGACTAAGATTTTCTACGTTTATTCCACCGGGAGCAGTCTGATGTTCTTTGGACTCTTCAAATCTAATAAATCGCAAGTTTCTGCATCAGAACCTAAGAAAACTCGCCGAATCGCGGGAAAATACGACGCTGCCCAGGAAGGCAGGGAAGATCGTCGTCATTGGGAATATACGGATAATTTGTCTCCAGTTCAAGCCAATAGTCGTGCTGTTCGAGAGAAAATTCGTAGAAAATCACGATACGAATTAGACAATAATGGTCCTGGAAAGGGTATTGTCAAGACTTATGTTAATGATCTTATCGGCACTGTTCCATCTTTGACTGTTGCAATTAAAGACCGTGACGCAGATGCCGAGATTATTCAACAGAAATTCACGAAATGGGCGAAGAAACGTCATCTTGGTAAGAAGATGCGTGTCGCGCGTCAAGCGCAACTACGTGATGGTGAGTCTTTTGCAGTATTTCATGGAAATAAGAATAATGCTTTCCCAGTTCAGTTAGATTTTACATGTCTTGAATCAGAGATGTGTCAAGATCCTACATATGAAGTAATGAAAGATTCTGAGTATCAGAATGTTGATGGCATTTTCTACGACTCCAATAGAAACCCCGTTAAATATCGATTCCTGAAAGAGCATCCGGGTGGGCTATCGTACCATTCCATACAGACCTCTTTCCAGGATTATGACGCAAAATGGGTGCATCACTTCTTTGACGAAGAACGCCCAGGTCAGGCTCGCGGAATCCCAGAACTATCTGCGACATTACTGCAATTTGCAAATCTGCGTCGATATAGCAAGGCGGTTCTTGGTGCCGCAGAGCTCAGTGCTGAACTTACTGGTGTAGTTGAAACAACGTCAAATGCAGAAGATGAAGATGGACCCGATCCATTAGACGTAGGTGAAGAAATAGCAGTGAATCGTAATACTCTTACAACTCTGCCAATGGGTTGGAAGATGAATGCGTTCAAGCCAGAACAACCTACGACTACATATGGGGATTTTAAGAAAGAAATTCTAACAGACGTTGCTCGGCCCCTCTGCATGCCCAGGAATAAGTCCACAGGAAGTAGTGCTGATTACAACTATTCAAGTGGTAAGTTGGATTTCCAGGCATACAATCGTCAGCATAAGATTGAACAAAACGATTTAGAAGAAACGTTCCTGCAGAAAGCATTTGAGTTGTGGTTTGAAGAAGCATCTAATATCCGTGGGTATCTGCCAAACGTAGATATTGACGACATTACCCTTGAATGGACTTGGGACAGTGACGAGGATATTGATCCTTCCAAAGACGCAAGTGCAAATGAGACTAAACTCAATAGCAACCAAACCAATCTCAAAGAGATTTACGCCCGCAAGAACAAAGATTGGCGTGTCGCATTGCTCCAACGTGCTGCTGAAATAAAGTTCTGCAAAGAGAATGGTATCGATACAAGCGCAGACAAGAAAACTCAACAATCCAAAGATTCATCTATGGAAGATGAAGAAGATGACATGGATGAAAAAGGAGGTCCAGATGCCGAGAATTAAAGCATCTAGTAAAGATACTGGTGATATGGTGTTCGCATCTAGCGAACCATTGGAAATACTCGCCGCTTCTCAGGACGGCGGAGCTAAGAAATTCAAAATCTTAGCATATACTGGTGGAAAGATGGATGTCGGTTGGGGAGATCCAATCGTCGTAGATCTTTCTGGGATGGAAGTATCTGCCAAACCACGGCCAATCCTTAAAGATCACAATACTTCTCTCGTCGTTGGGCATAGTACTGACGTAAAAGTCAAGAATACTATCATCGTTGAAGGACTATTCAGTGGATCTGGCCCTTCTAAAGACGAAGTACTTCAATCAGCGATGCAAGGCTTTCCCTGGCAAGCATCTATCGGTGCAAAAGCAACTAAGACTGACTTCCTGGATGAAGGTTCGAAGTGTGTTGTTAATGGACAGGAAATTGAGGGGCCTTGCTTTATTGTGCGGGCCAGCATACTGAAGGAAGTGTCGTTTGTTGCACTAGGCGCAGACGATAATACGAGTGCAATCGCCGCTAAACACCCTGAAGGAGTGGCTCAAATGGATAAGTTCACAGAATGGTTGATCAAAGCGGGCTTTATCAAAGCAGAAAGTGATCTTTCAACTTTGACCGCCGCTCTGAAAGATAGTTTGAAGCTTCAATTCGAAGCCTCTTTGAAGAAGCCCGAAACTCCAGTGGTTACGACTCCGGTCGCACCTACTGTTGTTAGTGCCAGCGATTTCTCGAAAGAAATCATGGCTGAATTTGGTACCTCTCATCCCGATATCGCTGCTGAAGCGATTGAAAAGGGTTGGGATATGAAAGCCACTCGCTTGGCAGTAGTCCGAGCCAATCAACCGAAAGCACCTGCTGTGATTGTTCCTAAAGACAATGGTGATAAATTCGAAAAACACATGGAAATCGCTGCTGGCATTTCTGCTGGTATGCAAAAACAGATTGAAAAATCTGAGAAGCCCGAAGATATCGAGGCTGCCTCCAAGCGTTTCAAGAATATCTCTCTCCAGGAAATGTTGATCGAAGCTGCCGTTCGTAATGGCTATGCTGGTCGTCGTTCTGTGAAAGGTAATTTTGAAGAACTCTTCCGCGCTGCATTTAGTGATTTGACTTTGCCCAAGATTTTCGGCAATGTTGCTAATAAGCGTTTGATTGCTTCCTTCATGGAAGTTGACCAAACCTGGCGTCAAATTGCTGTTATCAACAGTGTTCCTGACTTCCGTCCTACTTCCAGTCTCCGTATGTCGGCTGACTTTAAGTTTGAACGTTTGTCTGATGCTGGTGAATTGAAGCATGCTAAATCGCCAACTGAAACTGAATTCAGTAATCAAGCCAATACCTTCGGTAAGATGTATGCCATCACCCGTAAGGATATTATCAATGATGATCTGAATGTTTTGAGTACCATCCCCGCCCATATTGGTCGTGGTGCTGGTCTTAAACTGAATGAAGATTTCTGGACGTTGTTCCTGAACAACTCTGGTAAATTCACCAGTGGTAACAAGAACTACATCAGTGGAGGTACTTCGGTCCTCGGTATCGATAGTCTCACCAGTGCTGAACAGTTGTTCCTTGATATGGTCGACGACAAGGGTTATCCCTTGAACCAACAGTCGAATATCCTGCTCGTTCCAACTGCTCTGAAGACCAAAGCATTGCAGTTGATGAACTCGACTGAAATTCGCGATACGACTGCTAGTACTAAGTACGGTGTCGCTAATCCTCATGCTGGGAAATGGACTGTTGCTACTTGCCCCTACATGTCGAACGCGAACTTCACCGGATATAGTTCGACTGCTTGGTATCTGCTTGGCACGAATGGTATGCTGCCTCTCATTGAAGCAGTGTTCCTCAATGGTCAACAGACTCCAACTATCGAGCAAGCCGAAGCTGACTTCAGTACTCTTGGTATCCAGATGCGCGGCTTCTTTGACTTTGGTTTCGCTTGGCAAGATGTTCGTGGCGGTGTCAAGTCTGCTGGTGCGTAATCTTAAACCTATCCTCTCCCCTTCGGGGGAGAGACTTTTTGCAAGGAGAAAATCATGGCTGAAGCAACTTTTGTTCAAAATGGTGATGCAATTGACATTACGGCTGGCGCTGATATCGCAGCCGGTGAAATTGTCATTATCGGTGGTGCTCTTATCGGTGTTGCCGAACGAGCGATCGCCAATGGCGCTATTGGGTCGGTGAGTGTCGAAGGTGTGTACGAAGTCGCTAAAGAAGCGCCTCTGGCAATCTCTCTTGGTGACGTAGTTTATTTCGTTGCAGCCAATAACAACGTCAATAAGACCAGTTCTGGCAATACGAAATTGGGCATGTGTGTCGAAGCTGCTGCGTCTGCTGCCACGACTGTTAAAGTCAAAATCGTTCGATAAGAATTTCTGGGGCGTTTTAGGATGCTCTGCCCTATTGGTTGTGTCGGCCAGTAGGGCTTTTCTTTCCAGGAAATATGATAGGAACATAAAATGACAGTTCAACTTAGTGTTACGATGCGAAACAATATGGTTGGTCAATATGAGACCACTGTTGGAACTGCGCCATTGCTCAGATTCTACACTGGCGCTCAACCTGCTGACTGTGCTACTGCACCGTCTGGTACTTTGATTGGTACCATTACTCTTCCTTCTGACTGGATGACTGCCCCTTCTGCTGGTGCTGTCGCTAAGAGTGGTACTTGGACGACTACTGCTGTCGCCACTGGTACTATCGGTTATTATCGTCTTTATGATAGTACTGGTACTACTTGCCATGAACAAGGTTCATGTGGTACTTCTGGTACTGATATCGTTCTCGACAGTAATGTCGTTAATAGTATTGGTCAGAATATCACGGTTACGACTTGGACCGCCACTCAGGGTGGAGCGTAATCTACTCTTGCAAGGAGTCTTACCATGCCGACCGCACTACAAACTCGCCTTGCCCAGCCAGACATGGTTGGACTAAGCGACTGGCAAGCGTCTGACGTTTTACACGCCCCAGATCCATCGAATCCGAAGAAACTTATCTCAAGACTCATCGGGATTGGTGGGGTTCTTCTCGCTCTTGGTATCTCTGAAGGTTCAGCCTTGCTTTCAGTCATCGAAGGGATGGCAGGAACAAACAGCGAGATGAAATGGATCCTTGTCGCGCTCCAAAAAGACGGCCTGGATATGGGCCTGCCTGCGGTACGAGAAAAGATCGATGCTTTTGCAACTGCCGGGATTTTGACTGTTGACCAGCGAGATATTTTGAAGGCACTTGGTGAAGGTGATTATCAATCCTGGGCCGAAGCCAATGCTGTTGAAGTAAACCCCACCAGGGTGGGAGAAGAGAGAAAATCCAATGGCTGATACTCCAATCAAATGGGATCGGGCTGCTCTTAGCAGCAACATCCTGTCAACTGATCTCGACAGTAAAACGTCGTCGGCAACCGCCATCAACATGCTGTCAGGGACAAACATACTCGACATGTCCGACGGCGAGTATATGAATGTGTCGTTTGAATTGGTGCTTGGTTCGCTCGCTGTATCAGCTGGAGGGTACGTTCGTATTCTACTTTGGCGCAGTGTTGACGGAACAAATTATATTGATCAGCATATTGACAATCCTTGTTACGAACTTACGAAAGTATTCTTAGCCTCAACAGCCGAAAAACGTCAGTCGTTCACTTTTCAGAATATCGACCCGTTCAAGTATAAGATTGGGATCATCCAGGCGACTGGATCGACCACTGCGTCGTCTGGCAATACGCTGAAATATGTCAAGTATCGGGAAAAAGGGGTTTCCTAATGCCTCGATTTTCTAGCATCTACGACCGGGCGAAGCATCAGCGTCAGTTGTGGACGCCTGCGTTACTACGCCCGTCAATACGGGTCAAGTCTAACGCCGCAGAAACAATCACTGTTTCTGGCGATGTGGTAACGTCGGTTACAGGCTTATCCAACGGTGTTCCTTTTTCTGTGACCGGATCAGTGAAACTTGACACTTCGCAATTGAACGGCAAACCCACTCTCAGGATCGACAACACTTCGGCCAATCAGTTCCTCACTGCCGCCTATTCATATGCTGGCAATGAAATAACTCTTATATCTCTGCATAGGAACGCAGCTACATCTGGCGGCAGGACGGCATATGGTCGATTGTTCTCGCTCTATCGTGGGTCGCCTGACTACTCGGGCACTGATGGTGGCATCCTGACCTACGGTGTCGGAGGAGTCAACGGCGTTCGTTTTTACAGGAACTTAGCGACAACCGTAACCAGTTCGCCAACGATAAACGACGTGTGGGGTTGTGCGGTTCTGACAAGGTCCGGCACGGGCGTGACGATGGCCCTAGATGGTGGGAGTCGAGTGTCCGGGACCACGGCGTCTGACAATTTCAATTTCGCCACGGTGCGCATCGGGAATGACGATGGCCCTCGCGAAGACAGTGGCCTTAATGGATATATTGCTGAAAATATCCTCATTACCCGCGCAATCACACAGGAAGAAGAAAATAAATTATTCGGATATTTAGCGTGGGAGTGGGGCCGGGTTACGAGTCTTCCGGCAAGGCACCGTTTCCGCAACCGACCCCCTCTGATCGGAGAATAACATGCGTATCAGAGCGCCGGGATGGATTGGGATGGTGCCGACAGGTGGCGGCGGAGGTATCTCCGGCACTTCTTCCAGGACATTTAATCTAACTAAATCATATACTGGCAAGATTGAATTAGTTGGTGATTCTGCTAGAACGTTCAATATAACTAGAACGTCAACTGGTCAAACCATTGCCGGAGCAATAACAGGAACGTCTGCCAGAACTTTTAATCTTACTAAATCTGCAACTGGTAAGATCGAACTAATCGGTGTATCTACCAGAACATTAAATATTTCTAAATCTGCGATCGGAAATATTTCCATATCGGGTACTTCCTCCAGGGCGATTAATCTAGTCAAATCATCTGCTGGTAAGATAGAAATACGAGGGACTAGTTCTAGGGCGTTAGATATATCTAAATCTGCTGTTGGAAAGATTGAATTAGTTGGTACTTCTGCTAGAG